TAAACAGGGGGCAAAAGCCCCTTTTTTATTCTTTTTTTTGACATAAAACTAGCCTACGATTTCATGGCAACAATAGGTTGCGCTAACGGGGTAAATCATGAAATTTGAAATAGAATTTGGTTGGATAGGAAATGAGAAGGTTACGATCGAGTCATGGGATTTCGAAAAAATTACCGAGATACATAATTTCATCCAATTCATGGAAGAAAACGGCTGGGCGGTTGACTATGAAGCAGTTGAGCCTGATGATGAAGATGATACGGAAGAAGAAGAAGTGATACCTACGGGTTTGATTTCAGACAATACTCTGTAACTTATAAGCTACAAAAGGGGCTTACTTTGCTAAGAGGTAAAGCCCCACATTACTGAATGCATACCCGATATATACCATTGCCATATACGGGTTCCCTTTGAACAGTTGTTCCCCCGCAATGTAGGCGTAGATAAGCCCAGTGATGATGATTAAAGGCCCACTCATCAGAACTCACTCACGTCGTAGACTTGGCCCCTGAACTCAATCAACCCCTCTCCAAATTTATGGCACAGCTCTGGCCACAACAATCGACCATTGAAAAAGTTTAATACAGCAAAACCGCTTCGATGATTGCTTGGATTCAGTTCAGCATAGGTAAATTGAGGGCCGTCAATTTCAGCCAATGTTCCAGTATCAACGCCAAAACGGTTTCCTCGTAGATCACTGAACGGCGTCACTTTCAATGCGTGTAAATGCCCACAGACCGTACTGACACCCGCATTTACGGTTGAGTTGTGCGTACTATGAATTCCGCCCTTATAACGATGTTTGACAATGACGTCATCGGTAGGCCAGACCGCCCAACAGAAGTCCCAATTTGGGATATGGTCTGTCAGCTTGAATCCTTGAACATCTTTAAATTGTGGGGCGTGTTGGGCAAGCCTGTTGCCAAATCTAATATCGTGGTTGCCCCATGTAAACAGGAGCTTTACATTATGTCGGACAGACTTTGCAATCTCCTCTATTTCGTCAAGCGCACCCTGACAAGCTTTTAGTTCTTGAATGACGGAAGTCTGAGGTTGGTCAGTTACGTCATAGCGACTTATGGATGCCCCGTCGAAGCAGTCTCCATTTGCGATGATCGCGTGGGGCTTTAGCTCTTGTATCAAGTACAAAAGCCCTTTAAACGCTGTGGAGCGTTGGCCGGGTATGAAGTGCGCGTCACTGAAAACAATGACACATGAGTCCAACATCCCAAGTTTTATTTGTTTTAAAGGAGAAAAAGATTTTGGTCGGCTGGCATCATATTTGGCACTGCGTGTGTCTATGCCGCCTAATTTAACGTTATGCATTTCTTCCATGCTACGCCTGCGGTAATTCACTGCTCTTTCGGTGATGCCTAAAATCTTTGATAATTTTGTAACAGATTGATGCCTGTCCCACAGTTCTATAAACTGCTCATCTGTACAAGAATTCAGGTTATTGCTTGATACCATGAAAATCCTTTGATGAGAGCAGTCGCTCCAACAAGTTAATAATTCGGTGCTCTTCTTTCTCCAAATCATCTTCACTAGATTTGGGATCTTGGGCTACCGTCATAAGATCGTGCAAAAAAACATGAAGTAACTCGTGCAGGGCTGTCTTGTGAAGGCTCTCGGGGGTAATCTTCTCCGCACCGAAGTCACCCAAACGGTATATTGCCAACCTAGCCCCATCATTAAATTCAACCGAAGCCATTGCTTGTTTGGCTGGCTTTAATCCTTTTTCAATTCTCCAGTCGCCAAGATTCAACACTTGTTGCCACTTTTTGACACTTTGTGCAAACAATTCAGCGTGTTCTGGCGTAGGAATGTTAGGCATTACAAGACCTTATACAAACTTTATTACACTTTTATTTAATAAATAAATTATCGGTTATTAGGGTTTGTCCTAATAAAAATATTTTCAAAAGACTTCACAAGCGCTTTAACTTCGTGTTAAGATGCAATCACTGCAATAAGCAGGTTACCTGAAAGACAAACATCATGACTACAGCAACATTGATCCAGACAGAAGCTCTGATCTCCACAATCACTTCTGACATCGACGCACTCTACGTGCTCGACCAACAAGCCAAAGCACTGGCTGACCAAGTCAAAGCAATGAAAGAAGCTATTGCCAACAAATACGGCGAAGGCGAGCACAAGGGCGAACTGCATAGCGTTACCGTTCAGTTGGTTCAAGTATCTGGCACCGTTGACTACAAAAAGCTTTGCGTCTCCTACGGTATCGGCGACGAAGTCTTGGCTACCTTCCGCAAGGCAAGCCGTGCTGACATTCGTGTAACACCAGCCAAGTAAATCAATAGGGGGCTTTTGCCCCCATCAGGAAACATAATGAACAAAATTGAATTTGGCGATTGTCGCGAAACAATGCGCAAATGGAAAGAGCAGGGCATCAAGGCACAAACCTGTGTGACAAGTCCCCCGTACTACGGTTTGCGCGACTACGGGACTGGTAAATGGGTTGGTGGCGATGAAAAGTGCTCTCACAAACGAGACTCCAAATATTCTGATAAAACCATTACTGGTCATGCAAACACAGATTTGACTGTTGGTGATGCAATTTACAAGTCCGTATGTCCTAAGTGTGGCGCTATTCGTGAAGACAAACAGCTAGGGCTTGAGGAGACTCCAGAGGAATACATAAAAACAATGGTAGAGGTATTCCGTTGTGTCTGGAATGTTCTTGAGAATGATGGAACGCTGTGGGTAAACATAGGTGACAGCTACTCTGGAAGCGGTAAAGGGCCTGCTGGAAACCTTGGTGCAACTGATGATGAAAGGAACATGACGCATACCAATTCAAGTTCTTTTGTGCCATTAAGTTGCAAGCCTAAAGATCTGATCGGCATCCCGTGGATGTTGGCGTTTGCCCTTCGCGCTGATGGCTGGTATCTGCGTCAAGACATTATTTGGCACAAGCCAAACCCTATGCCAGAGTCGGTGCAAGACAGATGCACTAAAGCGCATGAATATATTTTTTTGTTAAGTAAATCAAACAAATATTATTTTGACTATGAAGCCATAAGAGAAGAAGGCGTAATTCCTGCTGGAACATTGGCTGCTAAAGGTAGCGCAGAACGACAAAACCAAAAAGGCGTAAATGCTAGACCGCCATCATACAAAGAATATGATGGACAAAGAAACAAAAGAAGTGTTTGGACTGTAAACACAAAGCCATATGCAGGCGCACACTTTGCTGTTTATCCTGAAGAATTGATTGAGCCATGCATATTGGCTGGTGCTCCAGTTGGTGGGATTGTTCTTGATCCTTTTATGGGCAGTGGAACAACTGCACAAGTGGCTCAAAAACTTGGTAGGCAATATATCGGCTGTGAGTTAAACCAAGAATACAAGTCATTGCAAAACAAACGGCTTGCTCAGCAATCTTTAATTTTTGAAGATTAGGGAAAGTCCCTATGCATAATCCGCTTTAATTTCATGTTAAGATGCATCCACGCCAATAAGGCGGTTACTTGAAGGAAATCAAAATGACATATTCATCAGCATGTGGAACCATAGTCCGCACATCACGCAGAAACCGTGGTGTTGGCTCAAACCCTAACGGTCGCAAAGAATGGATCGTGATCCGTAGGGACACTTATGTGGGCGCATTAAAAATGTGGAGACCTACCCTGCCACTGACCATCAAGCAAGCTTGCGAAGCCTTTCACCACTTTAGTCGTTGGGATGAAACAGAAGTAAAGATGTTGACCGTAAAAGAGTGGGAAGACATGCAAGCCAAAATGGTGACAATATGAAACTTGAACTTGAAACAACTGTTACCACCGAGTGTGGTCATCGCGTAACAGTCTGTCAGTGGGACGAGGGAGGGGTTTGGCTCCACCTGCAACTGCGTGGGTGTACAGCCCACACCACCCTGACTCGTACAGAAGCAGAGCAAATGCTTGCAGGCTTGCAGGCTATCTTGGCTAAAGAGGTGGCTTGATGTACGACAGCGTCACATGGGGTCGTGTAGTCCCTGCAAACTACGTATGGAACTTCCTGTCAGAAGATCAACTGTTAGACAACATGCAACGCATCTGGGACAACCCAGCCAATTGCGCGATGTCTCACCTCAAGGCAGGGATATCCCAGCTTGAAACTCGTGGCATTCTGACAAGCGAAGAGGCGGCTTCCTGCCTTAAAGAAACATTGAGATTAAGAGCCAAAGCAAAGCGGGAGGAGTTAGCATGAGCGAGACCAACATGAGCCCGTACGTCAAAGGTTTTAACGCAGGGGTTGACTGCGTTTTGACCGAAATCGAGCGACTTGAGAAAACAGGCTCTCTGAGCCTCGATCAGCTACTCAAGCACCTTGACCCTCAACGAGATCAGAAAACGGCTCAAACGCCCGATAAAGGGGCTCCATGAGGCTTTCTGTGATCAAGAGCGTACGAGTTACGCTTCGCGGAATACCTGACGGTATAACTTTAGAAGATCTATCTGAGCTTTTGGATAGATCAAAATACAACGTAAGGAAGGCGTTAAAGAACATGCCTGACGTATACATAGATCGATGGGAAGTAGCACCAAGAGGGCAATACAAAGCTATTTGGTGCATCGTTACCCCACCAGAAGATTGTCCAAGACCACAAGGAGCTAGTCATGATAATTAAACGAGCAATAGCTGTAGAGAGCCTTACAAAGGTTTGCGAGGAAAGCCTAAACCTAATCAAGCAATTGATTGATGCTGACAACGAGGTGTATGGCAAGGGGTTTGAGGATGGCGTAGCGGCGCAAGTTAAAGTGCAACAGACTTTAAAACCATTGGTTGGGTTGACGGATGAGGAGATTCAGAAGGCTTTAGGCGTAACTGCTGAGAGCTCCAACTGGAACATGGTCATGGTGCTCGAATGGGCAAAGAAAATTGAAATTGCAATACTGGAGAAAAACAATGGATGATGATATTCAAGACTACGTGCGCCTTTGGAAAGGGTTGACAGAAGACGAAGCAATTGAGCTTTTGCCTATTGGTGATTGGGAAATTGAATCTACCTTAGTGTTTGCTCGAGCAATTGAAGCCAAACTCAAAGAAAAGAACACATGACCAAGCGAGTGGCAATACTGTGCCCATCTTACGACGGTAAGGTGGTATGTGACTTCAGTATCAGCATGGCTGTACTCTTCCAAAGAGCGGCTGTAGAGCGTCCTGACCTGCATATGAACCTTTACTTTTGGATGGGTGAAGCACTTCTACAAAAAGCCCGAAGCAACCTGTTTTGTGACGCCTACGACAACGGGTTTGACGAGATTGTGTTCATTGACGCTGACCAAGGGTTCACCGCTGATGCGTTCTTTGACCTGATTGACCATGTCGTAGACGTTGTGGGTATACCTGTACCCATGAAGGTAGAGGACGAGAGGTACAACATTCGTCCAGAAGATCCCGCCAAACACAAGTGGGATCCACAAACCAAGCTACTCGAGGTGGAATGTATTGGGACTGGGTTTATCAAGCTCTCACGCAAGGCGATGAAAATCTTGTGGGACAAGGGAACCCCTTACTTCGACGGAAAAGATAGAAGACTGATCTGCGACATTCAGATCATCAACGGTGGAATGATCTCTGAGGACGTGCAGATCTGTAAGAAGCTCACAGATGAGGGGTTGAAGATCTACGTGGACATACGCCACACCTGCACTCATTTTGGAGTAAAAAAGTATTCAGGCGATTATCAAATGAAGTATGCCAAAACAGTCCTTGATGGGATACTGGGGAAGAGCGAATGACGGAGCAAGCAACAATTGAAGAGCTGATAATCAAAGTGCAGGAACTTGAGTCAAAGCTAAAACACGCCCAAACAAAAGCCGCAAACCTTGAGAAACAAAACAAAGAATTCAAGCTAACCATCAAGGACATGGATAGAAGGATCATGAGAGGTTTGAAGGACTGATTGCACACAAAGCAAAAGATCCGTTAAACTTTGCGTTAAAGGAGTTCAGTGATGGCAAAGAAACCAAAAGATCTTTCCAGCGACACAGTCGCCGATGTGACAGGTAAGCCGCAAACAAAAGAGAAGCCAACCATGGGTAGACCCTCCATCTACTCAGATGCATTAGCTATCAAGATCTGTACAAGGCTAGGATTAGGTGAGAGTCTACGCAAGATATGCTTAGACGATGACATGCCAAGCATGGCGTCCGTAATGACGTGGTTGACCACCAAGGCTGACTTTCTTGAGCAATACACCCGCGCACGTGAGATTCAAGCTGAGACGCAGTTCGATGAAATGATCGACATTGTTGACCAGCCACCAGAGCTGAGCCACGTGACTGACAAAAACGGTGAGCTGGTTGAGGTTAAGTTTGACTCCTCATACGTGCAGTGGATGAAGCTTCGCATTGACACTCGCAAGTGGACAGCGGCGCGCATGGCGCCTAAGAAGTACAACGAGCGGGTAATGCCCTCTGAGGAGCTGGACGACCGCAACATCATTGACGTAGACGTCAAGGCGAAGATGGATGTAGCGATCAAGCGCTTAGAGCTTATTCGGATTGCTGAATGAGCGCTCTGATAGAACCAGAGATTCTGGAGATCTTGTCTGACAAGGACAACCTGCGCAGGAGCGGCCCCTTTCACGGCTCAGCCTACGCCAAGCGCACGGAATGGCTCTCAGGGGCGTTCAATCATCAGAAGCTACCCCAAGGTACATGGTGGTCTATCTGGCTCATGCTGGCTGGTCGTGGTGCAGGCAAGACCCGAACAGCGGCTGAACAGATCTGGTGGTGGGCGTGGGAGAACCCGAACACCCGCTGGCTGGTCTCCGCCCCTACGTCTATGGACGTCAGGGGTACGTGCTTTGAGGGCGAGTCAGGACTCATGGCTGTGATCCCGCCAATCCTGATCAGGGACTACAACAAAGCCCTGCACGAGATCGTCCTGATCAACGGTAGCCTGATCAAAGGGATCAGCGCCAGCGAGCCTGATCGTTTCCGTGGTGGTCAGTATCACGGTGCATGGCTCGATGAGCTTGCCGCTTGGGATTACCTCGACGAAGCTTGGTACAACATTCAGTTCGCCGTCCGACTCAAGAAGGCTGATGGCAGAACGCAGATCCTTGCCACAACTACCCCACGTCCAAAAGACCTGATCGTAGAGCTTGTAGGGCGTGAAGGAGACGACGTAGCCCTGACGACGGCATCTACCTACGTGAACCTAGCTAACCTTGCTCCAAGCTTCCAAAAGCAGATCCTCAGCTATGAGGGAACCAAGATCGGCAGGCAGGAGATCCACGCTGAGCTGATCGACCCAGAAGAGTCAGGCATCGTCAAGCGGGAGATGTTTAAGCTGTGGGCGCCAAACAAGGCGTTCCCCAAGTTCGAGTACATCCTGCAAAGCTACGATTGCGCCAGCTCAGAGAAGACTGTCAACGATCCGACAGCGGCCATCACGTTCGGTGTGTTCAAGCCCCTTGATGGCCCCATGTCCGCCATGGTGATCGACTGCTGGCAGGACAGGCTTCAGTATCCAGACCTTCGCCCCAAGGTGATTGAGGAGTACGACGTGGTGTACGGTGAGGGCAAGGACAAGAAGCGCGTAGACCTGATCCTCGTGGAAGATAAGTCCGCTGGCATAGCACTGATCCAAGACTTACAGCGTGCGCACATGCCAGTACGGGCGTACAACCCCGGCAGGGCTGACAAGATCCAGCGCCTTAACATTGTCTCCAACATCATCGCCGCTGGGCGTGTATGGATCCCTGAGAGCAGTGTCAGGAAGGGCTACGTCAAGGACTGGGCTGAGGGCTTTGTGTCTCAGATATGTAGCTTCCCTGACTCGACGCACGACGACTTCGTGGACGCCTGCACCCAAGGGCTACGGTTCCTACGCGACTCAGGTTGGCTGGACATCGACGGAGCACCAAGGGACGACTACGACATGGACGACTACATTGACAGTGGCATGGCTAAGAAGCTCGAGAACCCGTACGCCGCATGAGAGTCGCATACGTCACCCCCTACTTCAAGGAAGAGCCGCAAGTGCTGGAGCGGTGCATCAAGAGCGTGGAGGCTCAGACCATCAAGGGCGATCACTTCCTTATCAGCGACGGTCACCCACAGGACTGGGTTGCCAATAGGGTGGCTAGGCACATCCCACTTGGCAAGTCCCACGGCGACTATGGCAACACCCCTCGAGGGATCGGCGCCCAGCTTGCGGTCAGTGAGGGATACGACGCCATTGGGTTTTTAGATGCTGACAACTGGATTGACCCTAACCACACCAAGGAGTGCCTGACCACAGCCATTGGTAACTACGGCTCACCAGTCAACTGTGACTACGTGGTGGCTAGACGCAGATTTGTTCGCCCTGACATGACCGTCCTTAACATGCCAGACGATAGCTCACTGATTGA